CGAATGAATATACATCACCACGTTTTACGGGAATAACAACTTTTACGCCGCTAGGCTTAGTTGTCTTGGTTTCGTACAGCAGGTCAATGTTATTCACTTCCTCTCCCTCATACATCATATACTTGCGCTCAATTCCATTCTTCCTTGTTATGAAATAGAAACTGGAGCAATATGATAGAGGGGATTTGAATCCTAGCTTTTTGTTAATCTCTGATTTCTCAGAGTATCGGACTATATCATCACCCTTTTCAGGGGCTGGACGCTTTTTCACTAATGCACTACCATTAGCTACTTCCTGTTATTAAGCAAACTATATTGCTCAGGTAGTCTCTAAACGTTCTACAGGTGCACCCGTAGCTTCGCTTTTGATTATCTTGTTAAATTCTTCAAGTTTATCATGTTTTCTACGAAGAAAATAATATGCATCTTGGTATAAATAGGTTAAACAAGACTGTACGTCGTTTGTATTTTCTATCCAGAGAATGTATACAGTCTGTTTTCTAATCCTTTTTGCCATATAAAACTTCTTTATAGGAAGGTGTTCAACTAATTTTTCAAGAAAAGTTTTATCTGTCGAACAGAACGCAACTCTTAATTTATATCGTTGAACATGAGGTGTAGATATTGTATATGTAGTTTTCCTCTTATATTTATAACCAAGAGGTTTAATAATTATACTACCGTCACCGTCCATAAATCCTCTTATAAAATGAGGGATTAAAGTTTCATCAAGCTTAGGAAAAGTCATTCCTACTCTACTTTTTTGTATATTGCAACCATAACCTATAAGCGTCTGACACATTTTAGTTGAATGTATATCAACTGTTGATGTCTTCTTCCATTGTTTGGAAACATTTGAAGGATAATGAGTTGTTTTCACATCTCTTCCTCCTGCTTCAGTTGCAAATTTTTCAAGAATATAACCGTCTTCTTCTTGAAGGTTAATCCTTAATTGTAACTGTCTATTCCCTACAGGCTGCCATATACAACCATCTGCATAAATAAGACCTAATATATAAGCCTTATATTCATTATCTATTTCTTCAAAATATTCATGATTAACTTTATAGATATATCCCATACGAATGTATTGTTTAGGATATAAATCTACGGAACTTAATTTAGATTTCCAAAAATTCATCCAGTGTTTTTTACACAAATTACTTTGTGCTGGGCCTAGGTTGTTGACCCATCATGCCTAACTCATTGTCTATCGTTCTTTTAGTAGATTTTCCGTACTTGCTGATTATATGTTTTACATCCTTATCATCCAAACCTGTGCCGAAATCCTCTACTGTAAATTCATAAGACTGATCAGAATGAGGTTGCAAACCCACCACTATGGGCTTTGTTATACCCGCTCTTCTATGCGAATCAAGTGCATTACTAACTGTTTCCCTGATGGTTGAACCCACATCATCTGAATACAGATTCTTACTCAACATCTGCATAAGAAATGGTGCTGATTCCAAATCAAGGCTCATTGCTATTGACTCCTGAATAACTCCTTCTGTGAGTACCTCAGACTGCTTCTGTTCTTTTACTATCATTATTCAATAATTTTAAGTTTTTTCAATGCTTCGATTGACTTTATATACATAGCTATTATTCTGGTATCTGTAACCAAATTAATATCATACTTAATAAAACGTTCCCAGTTGCTCAAAGGCATGTAATCCACTGTGGGAGGTTTTTCACTTTTTGAATCTAACCATCGCGTTAGCTTATATAACTTGTAATAGTGAATTGTAGTGGCTTTCCTCAGAAAAAAGCCAAAAATATGACTATATGGATAGCTTACTACGATAAAGTCACCCCTTCTTATTTCACCTGATAAAATCTTCATATCTTCCGCTTTTGTCTTTAACCAACCACATTTTCCTATAACCTATGGAAAAAGGCTTTTCAATGTTATGTCCGTCAGGGGTGCATTCGTAAGTATGATATATTACACTCCTCCCACGATAACCAGTATAGGTATTTTCGTTGACTTTTGTGGTTCCCCATACTCTGTTTGATCATCTGTTTGTCTTCTTATTGAAGAAAGGAGGTCGTGTCACTTTTAAATATCTGAGTGATGAATTGATTGAAAATATAATTTCATCTCCTACCTTTAAATCTTTTATTTCTATTAACATAGCCTAAATTGTTTTTAACCATTGAATTTCATATCCATTACTATCTTTCAATATCTTGTTTATTTTCCTGAATAATCCGTCCGTCTCCCAATCCACATTCATGTAGGAGGAGTTTGCGGGATGACTGACGGTGAAATGCCAAGTAAAGGGAGGAACATATTTCTCATACTTTCCAGCCTCTTTACCCAAGAACACTATCGGCACTCCTGTTCCAAAGAGCACTTCCTCAAGAAGATACTTCATAAAGGGCTCCCATAATGCAATGTGGGAACCAGCTTTGTTCATTTCGCATGTAAGCGATATATTGCCCATCAATACTCCTTGCCTGGCAAGGTATGAGGTGTCGAGAGTCTTTTCATATGTCAGATGCAATCCGTCATACAATTCCCTCTCTATAGCCTCATAGAACTTTTCAAGGGAGGGCTGTAATTTTCCTCCATTGACACAACTCATCAGCAGCCCATCGGCCACAGGCAAGCCTTTTCTGAACGTATGGTAGGGAGATAGTCCAAATATAGCTACCTTGAGCTCATCGTAGGAAGTCTCTTTAAAACATCTCCATGTGTCAAAAGAAAGAGGGGCAATCTTCTTGCCCCTTCTCCCTTCCTTCTTTAGAAACGCATAAATCCTGTCGCATTCCTCGCTCTCTATGAAAGATCGCATTTTCCTATGCCAGCTTTCATGAAAATAGTCTTTAAAGTTTTCCCATATCATCGTCGAATAGACTTAATTGAGTGTCAGGAATCACAATGGTAGGCTGAACAATCTCTGCCTCGCTTGTCCATAGACCAGCTATCTCAGAAAAGAATTCATGTGCTTCTACATGATCGCTAAGCCATCTGGAAGGATGAATTCCTCCTATGGCGAAAGTAGTAAACTGATAGAGCTCCCAAAGACTGCCCGGGCTGTTGTACTTGTGAGTAGGTTTGTCAAGCTCTCTCCTGATGATATTCAATTGCGTAGGTTCGAGTATCTCCTTCTCAATGTGCAACCTTCCAAGTATCTCAGCCGTCATTCTTCTGTCTACAGGGATTTGCTTCATAGCCTCCTTGTCCTTCTGAAGTCCAAGGAAAACTTCTCCTGCTCCCTTGATGTATTCAGGAATGATGCCTGGGGCGAAGGTTTGTATCTCTCCAGTGTGCTTTTTCTTGAAAGAGTTGATAGCTCGAAATGCCATCATCATATTGGTGCACACTATTACATTTGCACCAATTCCGAATATAAGGGGACGACTTCTGTCATAACTGTTCTGCCATACAATCTTGAGCTGCATTTCGCTATCTCCTCCCGTAGATATGTAATAGCTTCCGGTTGCAACATTACCTTCCCTTCCTGACCTATATTCCTCCCTTTCCACAGTCAGTCCTGCCTGATAAATGCTCTCAAGCGTAAGATCCATCACCTGCTCATGAGTTATGGGTTTATAAGTCCTTGTTTCCTCAGGAAGCGGAACTGAAATCAGCTCACTTCTCGTCGAATCATAATACTCCTTTTTTACTTTCATTATTCTTCAAAGTTAAATTTAAACCACGCTTTTCTCTTACCTACGTAACCTATGGTACAGTGACCTTTCTGTTCAAGGTTCTCCAAGAGATGTCCTATCTGGCTGTTATTAACAGAACCATTACTTTTCACTATACCGTATTTTACTGCCGTATGCTGACACAGTGTACTGTAAATGTACACTACCCCCTTTTTCGACTTCTCTGACAATTCAGCTATGAATAGTTTAGTCTTACTTCCTAAACCGAAATAGGGGTCAGCTTTCGCTTTCTCAAATCTTGCTTCTTTTTTCAGCTTCTTCAAATTTTCTTTATCATCTTTTATTTGCATGGAAGAATTATCAAGCTGATCCGCAGCATCCTTACCAGAGCAAATTCTAATCAGACGCATGACATCAGAACCAATAGATATCAGTTCTTTCATTTTATCTTCCAATTCTGCAAAGAATTTCTCTTTTTGATCTTCATTCTCTAACTTGTTCATTTTATTAGTTTTTGTTAATGAACACTTTCCTAAGGCCTAATTGCTTGGCTACATAATTCACATGTTTTGAGGTAGTCATAGACCACCATCCGTGTATCTTCAACTCACCTCTGTCTATAGTTGCAACATGTGTATCATATGAATACACTTTATCATCAATTACGTGTAAGTTTTCTCTGTACCTATCGAATTTCATTTTAGTAGTTTTTTAAAATAATTAAATACTTCTGGTATATGCTTCTTGTAATACGGTTGTTGGTCTTTAAGCCATTCCTTTAGTTCTTTTTCATCCTTAAAAGGTTTTCTCCAACTTTCTCCTCTCTGTATCATTTCAAAAGTTGGAGAAAGTTCATCCACAAAATTCTGAGGAGTCCATCCTTCCCAGACATGTCTGTTCATATTCATAATATTCCTTTTTCTTTTAGATAATTAATTATCACTTCCATTCCATACTCCTTGACCAAGTCTGCCCAATCCTTTATCCCTTCAGACAGATACTGTCTTGGTACATTGCAATAGCCAAATCCAAACAGCTGAGTTATCTGCTGAGAGTTAGCTACCCCTGTAATATCACTGTCAAATGAAAGTATTTGACTGCTTGAGCGCTCTTTGAGAGTAGTTACATTCTCTTCGGAGAAACAAGCAATACCTTCATTCTGCACTGCACAAGAATAAGGGTAGATTTTCTTTATTACCATAAAATCCTTCTTCGACTTGTTGATGAAGCATGGTTTTTCCTTATCCAGGTTACCTATTCCCTCCAATGTGGTGATAGGAACATTATTAGGAACCCACTTGGTCTTCTTATCCCCGTAAGGACGATAGATTTTCCAATGACCGTCATAATAGTATCCAAACCTCATTTCAGTTTCCTTTATTGAGAACAGCTTCCTGTTCAGATATACCTTGGCTATGGAATAAATGTTTTCTCTTCTTAAATCCTCAATGTCCTGATGATAATCATTCCAGTAGTCCAGTTCCTCTCTTGTGAACTTCCTTGTCACTACCTGTATATAGGAATACCTCTTTCCCAGCAATTCCTCAGGCTGTTTGTATTCAGCCTTTATTTTTTTGTATTCTCCCAGATTGTGGTCTGATACAATGCCAAGTCCAAAGTCCCTATCCACCATCAACAATGCATCATGTAAAGAAGAAAGATAGAACAAGTCTTTAACGAAGTCAAAGCAATCTCCTCTCTTGTCAGTATCAGCAAAGTCTATGTAATAAAGATACCCATTCTTATTACCTATAAGGAAGCTAGGATTATCGTCTACATGAAAAGGACTGTTAGTGGCTTTATTCAATTCCCATCTCCTATGACCCATGTAATATCTGAAGATGTCATAGGAACTAATACGCTGAAGAATAGTAGCTGGTGTCAACTCTGACTTTTTAACTCCCTTTATCATAAGTAAAATAAAAGAGCCCTCCTTGTTTAAGGGAGGGCTCTGATTAACAACTAATTAGTAAGAACCGTCATCTTCAGCGATGACTTTTGTCGATGCAGCCATGTTTTTTGCAGAGTCATACAATTCAATGTCCCTCAGTGTATAAAAATCTTTGCATCCATATTCAGGATGCGTCACCTTCATCACGAACTTCTCATGAGGTTTAGTGCTCTTCTTTGTAAGAAGACCAGCTTGCACTTCAGGATTCATATAATCAATTGCCCTGAAGAACTTAAGACTATAGGGAGACAGGAAAGCACTGTTATATATCCTCTGATACTCACCTACTCCACTTTCCTTTTCAACAGTCTCTACGGTAGCAAGAACAACAACGTTGGCAGCCCACTCTCCGTTAATCTGTTCCCTGAGTTCTCTCACATTGCCTCGCATGAGCTTTTTCCATTCCAATTCAAGCATAGTTTCAGCATTACGATAATCAAGCTTGCTTAACCAAGTGCGAAGGAATTTATACAACTCCTCTTCACCACTATAGGCAACACGATAAGTCCTTTCCTTAAACCAATCAGGAAGATCATCAGGATCGGAAGCCCACGAACAATCTCCCACGTTATTAATATATTGCTTCCTCGTATTGTCCTTATTCTCCCTTTCCTTGTCTTCCAGATAGAAACTCACCTTGAACTTTTCATTCACTTCAGTTTCATCATCACGCTTCCTTTTCTTGACTTCCTCCATCCAAACATCAACGCGGAGATAGGTGTTTCCATCCTTGCTCTCGCCAAGATATTCCAATTGCTTACTGTCCTCTTTGGGAGCCCAGCCTAACAAGGCCTCGAATTCTTCCGCCGTAGGATTAATACCAATTACTCTCACCTCTACTAAGCCAACATACTTGGGCTGTTCAAAGTTTCTTTCTTCTCGTTGTTTTCCACCAATTGCCATAATTCTTTACTTTTTTAATTATAATATTCATTTATATCTCCAAATAAAACCTTTAAATGTTCCTATTTTATTTCTCTTAATCGCATTACTTAATGATGATTTTCTACAATCAATAGATAAAGCAGCTTCTGTAAGAGACTTAAATGATTGTATAAGATTTTCATTCATATCATATTGTAACACTGTCTTAGAAAATTTAATTTTAGTTGTTTCTAAACAAGGTTTTCCTTTATTAATTTCAGATAATTTTCTTTTAGTTTCTTCAGAGACTATCTTACCCTTATGAGATTTACTAATTCGTTCTCTTACATCTTTAGGACGAGGAACCCCTCTCAATTTGATACTTTTTATCTTCTGACATTCTTCTGAAAATATCTGATTGTTATTTCCATCTCCACCATCTGTCATGTTCTTCAGATTAAACCCATTTTCCTTAATATGCTTTATCCAATATCTCTCTTTCTCTTGCCAATTATCTTGATTTACTTCTTCTAATACATCTATGAAGAACTGTCTATCTTCTCTAATTTGCTTATTTAACCACCTATAGAACCAAGTATCATATCTGAATCTATCTCTATTCAAGTGTTGTTTTACTCTTAAATCAAGATTCTTAGCCTTTCCTACATATATAGGAAGCCAATCCTCATCTGAAAATACATATATACAGAACATTAACTATAAATTGTTTCCCAATAAGTTTCTATCTCATTATCATCATTTACTTTTGATATAAGAATTCTACCTTTTAATAGAGGATTCCTACTTCCAGCAACAATACTGTCATTAATTACATCAAAATTCAGATATCTTTCATTGCCATCAGCTACAAGTTTAGCAAGAGCGGTTACCTTAGAAGCAAATATGGTTTTAAGTTTTCCTGTCAGAGCTATCTCACTGCCTACCACTTCTTCTTTACCTCCAGCATCTTTGATGTACTTATCAGCAATATGACCAGCATATATTCTATAAGGACTTATTTGCCTAAAGAACTCTACCTGCTGTAAGAACCACCTTCTCGTATACTGATATCCTGCACCATCAGGAAGAGTAAGAACAGATTTCCATTCAGGATCATTGTATTCAAGTTTTTCTCCGTCAGGTACACCATTCTTACGATTGAATTTTTTTCCTATGATACTATTCATATACATAAGGGTAGCACCAAGTTCAGACAAATCATCCAAATCAGTAAGACCATCTATGATTAGATAGTCATATTTACCTTTATTATCAAGTAAGAGTTTACGATAGGAAATATAATTCTGATAACTATCCCACCTGTCATCCTCTTGAGAAGTATAAGTGCTAAGTTTTCTGGAAGGAATATATTCATATCCCCCCTTTTCAAGATCTAACACAATTGCATTATGTGTCGTAGTAAAATGTCCAAGAATAGCACTCTTACCACATTTCGGAATTGACACAATTACAAGATCCCTTGGAGCTGTTATAATCGGCATAGTTATATCATCTGGTAACATAATTTCTTTTTTCATTACATCGGTTCTATTTATTATTATTTGCTACATATTTACACATTTTTATGAAATAATCATTTGGATAGTTTGTTTTCATTTTGTTTAAATCTTTATGTACCCACTGAATATTATCAAGTGTGTATCCTCTACTGGAATCAATTCTGTCTAGAGAGGCTGTCATGGTCTTCAATTTTTTATAATTTCTTTCAATCCTTATTGACAATCCAGATAGAGCACACTTACCATCTTGTTCAATCCATTTATTCCATATATCTTCTTTAGTGATGCTAAATTCAAGATTTCTTGACTTTGCTCCAGATTTACAACTCTTAAAGTATACAGATGATATTCCTTTGTATCCTTGATAATTGTATGCACCATTTATTGTCTTATAACATTGACATCTATATACTCAGAATGTCCACTTAGCTTTATAATATTCCTTCCCACAATTTTTGCATCTTACATGATAGTGCCACTCTTTCCCCTTTTTTATTGGATTAAGAGATACTACTTCCACATTAGAAAACTCAATTCTATCCTTATATATAGGATCTTCTGGATTAAATGTTTCAGGTCTTGACATAACTACTCTCATCATTTTAATTATAAAGATAATCAAATTTCCTCAGAAAACATTATCCTTTCCGAAGGAATTACATTACTTTTAAGATAATTTTCAATCGTTTTAAGCTTATCCATTGCTCTTTCAACAGCATCTTCCTTTTCTTCAATAAGATTGCCTGCATAAGTGGTAGTTCCAGCCATTTGCACACCATCTACAAAAGTGGCGTAATACACGTCACCATTCTCTTTAATCTGTTTAATTAATTCTACTTTCATAATTATTATTTTTTATATTCATCCTAATATTTCATCATATTCTTCCTGTGTAATATTACCTTCATGCAGATTAATTTTAGCACGAAGTATACATATCAAATCATCTACTTCATCCCCACCCAGAGATATATTATCCTCTTCATAATCATCTTTATATTCAAGAATGATTTGCTCTAATGTTAAATTCATCCAGCTCATAAATATTTAATTTTATTCTTGTCAAACATAGCAAGGCTCTTCTTCAGCCATTCCAATTCAACAGGCTCTGTAGAGGAGATGACATATATGACAGCCTTCTTTTCAGGATTGTCGTACTCCATATTCATGCACCTGTTTATACGCTGTGTCATTGTTTCAGGATTGCTATCAAAATAGTTAATTATCACTTTGCTTAAAGGCGTATAAGTGACTCCTGAGTTTCCAATCTTCACAACGGCAAGATGTTTAATTCTTCCTTCTACAAAATCTTCCCATACCTGCTTCTCACTTGATTTGCTATGAAAAGAAGGAATGCCGAGATTATCCGCCACTTCTGTCCTTCCACAAAACACGAGCAGCCTTTCCTCCTTGAATTTCTCTATAAGATCAATTGTTGCCTTCATTCTTGATGAAGAGGTTTGAAGAATTGATATTATCTTCAATTTCATATGAAACGAATTTTTCTCTTCTTTTTCCAGCTTATCAACAACCCACTTATAATTAGCAAACCTTGTCTTCTCTGTCTTTCTCTTTCCTCCATAATTAACAAGAATCTTGTCATCAAGAGGAGTTGTTATAACATTGATTTCATAATCGGGAAGAATTCCTTCCTTGATTGCCATCTCAATTGAGTATCGTGCCACTACAGGCAATGAAAGCTCATCCTTGAGTACTTTAGCTGTCCAAGAGGACAACGTGCCAGTGAGCCCCAGAATACGTCTATTGGCTTCTAACAGCGTCTTACAGCTTTCTATTTGTGCTTCCGACATCAGATGAATTTCATCAAGGATAACAAGATCATACTTTTCCTCCACGTGTTTATGCAACGAGAGATATGTAGTGAACATGATGTTAGAAGGATGATAACTAAATTTCTCAAAATCATCTTCCCAAGATTTTTTAATTTTATTATCTGGATATGCTATCAAAATTGAGTTTGGATTTACTTGTCTCATTATAATAATTGACATAAAAATTTTTCCAAATCTTGGACATGCATTTATTATACCATACATATTATTACTAATCCATGACTGTGCAAGTTCTCTCTGTCGTTTTTCTCTTATGTTCTCCATATTTTAATACTTTGTACTGTTTTTTTATTAGTGTATCATGTTCATAACAACGCTTTAATGTAGAAAATGTACAATTTATATAAATACACGCAGACTTATAATTATTGAAATTGTAAATTTTATTGTTAATAATATCAAATATTACTACATTATGTAAATCCTTTCTTTTATTATATTTTTCAACGTGTTCAATGAATCTATTATATTTTCTTTCAAGAAATATAGTAGCGTTGTTATAAATATAGTTACAAAAATTTCTAGCAGTTTCTCCACATAAATTATTAGTAAATACCAACTCTGAATGTTTTGAATTTCTGTGTTTAATACTATGTGTTGGTATATTCAATATATTATGTATTGCTTCTAGAAAAGAGTAAGTACCTATTAAGGATACTAATATTGGCTTACTTGTACCGTTTATATAACCATCTCCATCAAAATATCCTCTAATAAAATGAGAATACAAACTAGTAGCTAATTTCTCTGGAAAAGTCAATACTAAAGATTTTCTATTAATACATCCTAATTCCTTTAAACTATTTACAATTTGAGAATCATTAAACATGATTCTACATCTTCCTATTTTATTATCTATATGTATCTTTCCTTTATAATCTAAGAATTTTTTAAATTTTTTCAGATGATATATATCTTTCAGCGATAAGGATAATTCAAATGCTGTAGATTTAGAAACGTAGCCATCAGCAAATAAAAAACCTAACCAATATGCTTGCTCTTCTGTAGATATACTATCAAATACACTGGAGTTTATGTCCGTTTTATTTACTTTAGAATAAATACATCCAGCTTCTCTTAACCATCTACCTACAGCATGTCTATCTACTACTAATTTTTTAGATATATCTTTACAACTCAACCCTTTGTAGAAAAGGTCCACTGATTCTTTTCTTACTATAGAATAGTCTCTACCATTCTTATGGAAATTATACATATTATCTACATTTATGATGTAAATGTAAATAATATGTACATTATTTCCAAACCTTGGAGCCAAGTTAAGTATGCCCCACATGCCCCTTTCTATCCAGGTATCAGCAAACTGATCCTGTCTAACATCTCTTATATTCATAATCTGGATATTGAATAGGTTTCAACATATGA